CAAGCATACCGGCACTTACGGTTACACGACCCTTGATGGGTAACAGACCTGTTAGGGCACTTACAACGGCAACCACTGCTTTTTTACTTTTAAGTGTTTGTTCGAAGTAGCAAAAGATGTCCTTGAATAGTCCATGCTCTTTAATCATGCCCGCAATCATCATTACGAACACGATAAGAAGCAGATAAATCTGTCCGCTATATATTAAACTGTAATCCAAAAGAAATCTCCGTAAATTTTATACTATTACTTATTATAGATTAATTTACCTTGATTGTCAAGTGGTTGTTAGATTGAACCGAAGTTTTTGATGCTAATGCTACCTACCATTCCGGCATGAGCTTGGCACTGATATCTGTATCCTCCAGATATGCTTGATGGAATTTTCCAATACAGAGTGCCCTGTGTCTTACCCTGTGCCGATGCGCCCGTCGATACAGTACCGTCAATGTCAACGTGTATCAATCCAGTATTGTAAGGAGTGGCTGTAGGATCCTGTATTTCAAATGGATGTCCTGTTAGTCCTGAAAGTTTAAATGCAATGGTGGCACCATTTAGTGCATAGACTGTTGGATTATTTCCAGTATATTGATCAAATAGATATGCAGATGATCCACTGTTAGTAACGGTAAGCATAGTAATTGCAGGCATATACGTTTGATCGATTGTAAAGTTTCCTGCCTGTACTTCCGTTAGATCTGTAAAATCAGAAACACTGCTAACTGCATTTGTTATTGTTACGGTATCTGTTGCTGCATTTGTTGTGAGTGAAATACCTGCGCCTGCAACAAGAGTTAGTGTATCTCCGGATGATTCAGCGACAACATTAGTTTGTCCACTTACTGCAATAGTTCCAAATGCATTTCCGCCACCACCTCCTGGAGTTGCTGAAATAGTAATGGAATCGTTATCAGCATCAGTTGTGATTGTTACATTAGAACCAGCAACTAATGTTAGTGTATCAGATGCAGTATCAGCAACAACATTAGTTTGTCCATCCACTGCAAAGGTTGTAAATTTACTACCAGTGTTTTCGATAGTAATGGTACCATCATCAGCACTTGTTGTGCTTATTCCGTTCGCACCAACAAACTGAAGAGTATTACCAGAAGTAATAGTTCTAACAGTTGAATCATCAGCAGCAATAGTTAATTCAAAACTTCCCGAACCTCCACCAACGCCAGCAGCAGTTGCCTTAGTTAAGAAGTCTGCATCCGAAACGTTTGAAAGGTCATCAATGGCCATGCTATAGCCACCGGTCTGTGTTCCGTCATAGACCCTAAGAGTCTTGTTGTCCTGATCGTAATAGATCTCTCCTCTTGACCCAAGTTTTCTACCGAGAAAATCCGAATCTCTTGGAACTACTCGTAAATTGTTTATAATAGGAAGTCTTGCCATACTAATATTTATCCTATACTAAGAACTTTGTTTGGTTTGATCTTGGTGCATAATATTCATGCCCACAATAATTCTGTCATTTTCTGTCTTATTAAATTCAACACCATGCCACGTATCCCCCCTAAAACACAGCAATAGACCTGGCTGGGGATCAAGATATATTTCAATATCCGGAAAAAATATTCTACCACTGTCCTTGGGTACTGAAACATAATAAACAAGACTAAATGTTGATGGAAAATGAGAGTGAACAGCACAGCCGCTTTCCTTGTTGTATACATTACACCAACAGTCTATCATGTGTGGATTAAATATCGAAAAATTTAACTTTTCGTCAGCAATATGTTTTGTAAATATTTTTGCTGCCTGCGCCACCCTATTAAATCCTGAAGCATTTTCCATATCCCAGCCGCTTTGCCACACATTGATATTAATCTCATCATTGTATCCTTCAGGATTATTTTTTCTTTCCTGATTAATTGTTTCCATGATCTGTTGATTTATCTCATCCTTATTATCAAGAACTGTGGTCCAGATCAGTGTGGGTCTCGGATGCTTTGTTTCAAACTCAAGTTGTTCAAAATTATTCTTCATGAATAAACATCCATAACATAAATTGTTCTGCGATCATTGCAGGGTTTTGTATTATGCACAAGCCAACTGGGTATTGCTATCCAGTCTCCGGGTGTTAGTTTAACCTTTTCAACTATTGATTCGCCATGGCTTACTGCCATTGGTCTTGGATCAAATAACAATAATTCTCCTTCGCCCCTAAGGTTTAGTATTACTGTTTTTAGATCATTACCAGGTTCGTGAAAATGTGGATCCTGATACCCTCCCGTATTGTAATCAACTACCCAAGAACTCTTAATGTAATTAGATTTTATTTCTTCTTTAATATTTTTAATATTAGGTTGTAATATTTCTAACCACCTTGGCATCTTATCCTTTGGTCCAAAGGAATATTGCCAGCCCTTTTCCGTTGTTGATTCGTTCCTTCCTGTGGGATCAAGTTCTTTTTCAAAATCAATCCAATCGTCAAGTTCTTTTATAACGTCTTGGGTTAATTCAAATCGATCCTGCCATATGTTAGTAATAAACTTCTGTACTATCATTTTTTTCCAAAGAATTTTTTAATCCTATTCCATAATGATTTATCATCATAGAAAAACTTTTTGTACATCCTTGCCACAAGTTTAGTATCTCGAGTGATATTAATGGTATGAAAATATTTCTTCTTCTCATGCCATTCATAATCTTCATCGGTAAAATCTCTCACCACCAAATCAAATTCTTCATCAGACAATGGTATAAGTTGTGCCATGGGAGTTCCAGCCTTAATGGTGTGTCTTCCAAGCAACTTTTTCCATTTTAATTGTATGTGTACTTCACTGCTATGGGCACTATCAAGAACTCCTGCAAAATTTTCAAACTCAAAAGTATCTGGATACGGTATGGGTAACATTAAAAACTTTAATCCTTCTGGCACGATAATTTGCCAAGGAGTGTGAAGTTTAATTACTGTTTTTAAAACTCCAGGGCCCTTTGGAACATCTCTTGATATAGTATCATGAGAATGAGCATCAACGGGTGGTGTTTCAAGAAGTCTTTCTATCTGTCCACCTGGTAAATCGGCATTAAAATTTATTCCGTCGCCGGTTGTTTCTATGGTCACATCCCAAGGCAACGGTATGATGTAACCCTTGGCTGCAATATCAAAAATTCCAGGACATCTAAACGTGTGGGTATAAGGCTTTCCTTTTAATTCTGCGTTTACTTTTTTATGGTCCTCTCTCATTGCTTCCGCCCAGCGCCATTTATAGTTCTTTGCAGGAATAATAGGATAAACGTCTGATATTCCTTTTATCTTAGAAGCAAAAATTATTTTCTTTTTCATCCATTTTCCTTTATATCAATATCAAACACTAAATTAATTCTTTCTCTATTTGATAGATTAAAATCAACTTCGTGAGGCATCCATGCGGGCCATACCAAAAGATCACCATCTCGAGGTTCATATCTAAATTCTCTCACAAATGGTGCTCCCCAATTACAATCGCTCATAATATTTGCTGGGTTCGTAAAAACAATTGCTCCTGTTCCTTCTCCTTGCAGATAATAAACTGCTGAAAACTGTTTAGATTTGTGAGAATGTAAAAAGTTCCTTGACATATAACCATTAACATTTGCCCAATAATTTAATTTCACATCCCTTAAATCAGGAACATTTTTAAAAACAGGATCAACGCTGTCGTAGTGATTGGCAGCAACTTCAACTGTCTTAACTATTTCTTCAGCCAACCAAGAAATATCTGAACATGGATTGTTCCATCTCCAGCACCCTTCATTTGATTTATTAATACCTTGGGGATTTAATTTTTGACAATCTTTAACTTCCTTTATAAGGTTGTCAATTTGTTCTTGCGTTCCTATTCTCTTAAGAAACAGATCCGAGTGTATTAATCCTATTTGTTTAATCTTTTCTTCCATACCATTCCTTGAGAAATTCATAATGATTAGGAAACATTTCTATGATTTTCTCAACCCTAAATTTTTGATTTTCTATGAAGTACTCAGCATATTTTTCCAAGTCTCCAGAAAGCATTCTTGGATGATTCTCGTATGCTCCTCCTGGAAACAACACTTGAAACCAATGTCCTATGTGAAAACTACTTTCCGGATGTAGGAAAAATTGTCTGTGTAAGTTAGGAACAAATTTCTTAATTGTTTCCATTACCTGGGGTGGTAATTTATCCGCTGTTTGTTTTCTTATATCTTGCCAGAACGGTGTATCGTTTTTTGTGCTGAAATGATAGTGTACCCAAACAAATGCCACAATTTCCCAAAACGATCTTTCATAACTTTCATTTAGCAATCTTTTAGAATTGTTTGACCAAACTCCCTGATTAATATTGAGCAGATGTGTTAGGATTTCAACTGCCTTGGTCGTAAACGTAATACCCGTGGCTTCGAGTGGTTCAACGAATCCGGCGCTCAGTCCTGCTGCCACAACATTTTTATGTGCTGTTGCTTTGTGTATACCACATTTCATGGTTAAATGATTGGCTTCTGCTTCGTACTCACCTATAGAATCTCGTAATTCCTTTTCTGCTTCTTCCGGAGAAATGTGTTTTGAACTATACACATAACCGTTTCCTATCCTATTAAAAATAGGAATGGTCCATCTCCAACCCGCTGTCATTGTTGTTGCTTTTGTGTATGGATGACATTCTTCTTGGGGATTAGTGTATTGCTTTGGCATTGCTACTGCTCTATCACACGGTAATATATCATTTACTGGCATAAAGTCAACACCAAGTTGTTTTTCTAATAATAATGAATTAAAACCTGTACAATCAATATAAAGATCTGCACTGTAAGAATTTCCATCCTTGTCTATCAATTCCTTGATACCTTCTTCATCGGTCTTGATATCAACAATTTCAGTATCAACGGCTCTAATTCTATCTCCGACTATTTTTTTTAAACTATCAACTATTCCTAATGCTGCAAAGTGTACCGCTCCAAATTGTCTATCCCCGCTTAATGCATAATTTGTGTCAAGTCCTGCAAGTTTAGGACTCTTGTTTAATTTTGCTAATTTGTAGGCAGGAAGATAATCAAGATATTCGTCAAGGCTCTTGTCAATAAAATAATCGGAAGTGTATAGATCTGGACCTATTTGTGTGTGTTCAATAAAATCATTGTCCACAAAAAAGTTTTTATCAGTCCAACCCTCAAATTCAACACCAAGTTTAAATACTGCGTTGCTGGGTTCCATCCATGTCTTAGGATCAACTCCTGCGTCATAAAGAAATCTTGCTGTAGCAGGTTGTGTTCCTTCACCTACACCTATTGGACCAAGTTTGGTACTTTCGATAAGTGTTATCTTGCAGGGAAAATTTATATTGTTAACCATAAAGGTTGCCGTGAGCCAACCACTTGTTCCGCCACCAAAGATTATTATATGATTTGCCTTCAGAATCCCCATGTTATTTTCTCACCACAGCAACATAAACTCCATTCCACCAATCATTCTTACTTTCCTCTTCATTAAGAATAATTTTATCATATGATATTTTTCCGCCCATTGACTCTATTCCTTCTCTTGCTCCATTAACAACTCCGTCCCAATTAGCATCGTCAAACACCATTAGAACTTCATTTTTAAATGTACTCCAAAAATATTCAACTGCCTGTTTAGTAGTTGTCTGTTCGTGAGGACCGTCATAGAAAAACATCTGTATTTGATTACTCATTATGTCTGTTGGAGTTTCAAAAATATCATTATCAATAATCTTAATTATGGAATCTCCTTTGTATTTTTCTATATTTTCTAAAAATGCATCCTTACTGTTTGAAGGTAAAGTTATGTCCTTTCTCTGCGGTTGTATCTGAGATACCCACCTGTCTACGCAGAACATATTTAAATTATTGTTCTGTAGTATCGCACAGGTTGTTGCTCCAAGAAAACTTCCAATTTCAAGACAACTACCAACACCCTTTGCAAGATGGTTGAGCAATGTTTGTACTCTTGGTGATGTTAATCCAGGTATATCATTATAAACTGACGGTACGCCTGACTTGTGTATTGAATCAACAGTGTGCTTGACCAGATCACTATAATCAAGTTCAGATTTTCTATCGTGTATCTTATCGCAGTACTGGCATTCCCAACAATCAAATTTACAGTTCTTGATCTTGTCTCTCCAGACATCAATTGGTCTTTCCTCCATGTTAGATTCTTGAAGCCAATTTTCAAATCCGGGAACAACAAATTCTTCCCCTTGGGCATACTTGGTTATAATTTGCATGGTTTCGTTTAATCTTTCAATGTTTTCTCGACCGTGCATCTTAAAAACATCAATCCCAAGATCATTTAAAAACTCTTCCCAATCTTCTCTCCAGGGTGGAAGATTTGCAGTTTTTAGATAAACTGCCGGATCTTCAATTTCCCACTTAGGACAACTTACTCTGCTGATAGGATCGTTAAAGTATTGTGGTTGGTTTCCGTATCTTGTGTTATTGTATTCAAAGTGTTCTACCATCATAGGACATGATCCAAGGCATCCTTCATTGGCAAGCATACTATATTTTATATCCTTGCCTAAGTTTTTCTTAATCCATTCCTTTGCCTGTTTAAGTCTTAGCAGGGTATCTCTATCTCTCATCAAATCTCTATCAAGATTGATGTAGTCAAATCCATACTTTGCAAGATTAACTATTTCTGTTGCTGTTCTCACATCTCTAAGGATTGTATTTTTTACATACAAATCGGGAAATGCGGCTTTAATTTGACCTGTTGCCATCCAATGGGTATGTGGAATGGTAGCCACTCTAATTCCCGCATCATAGAGATACTTAAACTGTTCAATGAATGTGTCAAGATTTTTCTGTGTAGGCGGAACAACAGTATTATTAAACGTAGCACTAATTTCAATACCAAGATATTTTTTAATTCCAATAGCGTTTTCTATCGCCCCTTGTGCATTTTCCTGGGTAGTTATGGTATCGCCCATTGCATCCTGAAAGAAAGGAGGCATTCTTGATGTAAAATAAACATCATATATCCAATCCTTGTGCTGATTAAGAAAATTATAAAACAACTCAAATTGTTTTTCGTTTAATTTTGGATTGAGAGGAACTGAAAATATTTTTCTTGGTGTCATTTTTTTGGATTCCCTAAAAATTCTAACCAACCTGTTAGAACATATTTTGTTTTATTCAATGGAGGATTTCCTCTATGAGTATGTGTGTATGAAGTTGGCCAAATGACCAATCTACCTTCTTTTGGATTTACTCTTTTTGAGAGGTATAAAAATTCTGTTTCTCCACCTTCGTTAATGGTGTTAAGATAAAGTTGCCATGCAACTATTCTTTTCGCTGCCGCAGAATCACTTGATTCGTAATGCCAGTTATGATATCCCTGTCCTGGAACAGTTTTTTGTAATCTAATGCTTGACATTCCGTGCATTTCACTCGTGTGTAACACGCTATATGTGTCAGCATACATCTTATAACAGTCCCAAAATCTATTTAAAAAATTAAAAAATATTGGCGTTTCTTTAGTAAAGGTAATAACGTCTTTGTCAAGAAGAAAAGCAGTTTCGTCATTCTTTTCGTGTTTCAATCCATCCTGCGTTTCTTGCCTATCAAAAACAAGATTCATGGATTTAAGTCTTTCAAAATAATTTATAAATTCATTACATTCTTCTGGCTTTAATACATTATCAAATACCATAAGAAAGTCATGATTGGTTACGATCTCTGGATTATGGTTCATACCGTATTTATGTGCGCATATTACGGTAGAAAATTAAATGTGATTGCTAATCTAACAGGTTTTTGGTTTGGATAGGAACTTGCATGGTAATGATTGCCGTTGAAAACTACTAATTTTCCTTGTGCTGGACTTACTTTTTTCTTTAGGGTATATTCTGTCGGCTTCTTGAATGGATGTGTTATGTTACTTTCTTCATAGAAATAAAAATCACCGTCACAATCATTAACATAATAAACAGCCGTTGTGTGATCACTCCTTAGATCAACGTGGGGTTCATGAGATTCAGTGAAGGGATTCTTAAAGAATAATCCAATTCTAATTCTATTAATAGGTTTATCCTTTAGCCCAAGAGGTTCAAAATAATCAAGTATCCATTTAATGTCATCAAAATGAGGAGAACATGGTGTTCCATCTATAAGCAAAGTATGAAACATGCCCACTATGGCATCATCTTCTAATATTATATCCTCATTTTCCTTAACACCCTTTACAGCATCATGAGTAAATGCATAGGGAAAGTTTGGCTTCAACATATAGTTGATCAGCCACTGTTGTTTTTCCTTTGGGATGAAGTCTTGTACTTCGAATATATCTTTAGTAATTGTCACGTCCAGGTTCAGACATGTCTAATTTTGCTTCTGGAGGTAAACCATGATCGCCCGGATTATGAATTAATAGACCAAATCTATTATGCAAGAGCTTTTTCGCTGATAGCAAATCATTACAAGCATTAATTTCTGATTCGATAGCATTTTTCTTGCTTTGAAATCTCATGTTATCTGCTTTTGATAAAACAGAGTTAAAGTGTTTCCTTAGGTGAATTCTCATTTCTGTTTTTAAGAATTCACAAGTGTTAGCATCTTCCTCCGCAGTCAGAAAATAGTATGTCTTTTCTCCATCTGCTTCTGTTGATTCCATAAAAACATCTTCGTGTGCTGATGTTCCTGTTCTCAATCCAATTTTAAATTTGCCGGATTCGTATTTTGCTATTCCAAACTTTCCAGCCTTGGCTACTGACTCAGATACTTCCTCTGCATCGTAACTGGATAAGTTTACTTTTCCTCTGCTTTCCTCTGGAATGTAATAAGAAGTGTAAAGCCAATTGGTATACAGTCTTTCCATTTCAGGTAGGAGTCTTGGGTCATTACCGCCCAGTGTTTCACTGATTATATACATCTTGTAACTTTACTCCTTGTTTTTTAGCATCAGATTCCTGTGCCTTTTTGACTTCTTCCATTCTCTGTTCCATATTGTTTCTGTCTTTTGGTTGAGAATTTTCTGACTGTTTGACCTTTCCTTCTTCATTAGTAACAAATGCTTTTGAAGTATCCACACTAATTGCTGTTGCTGCACCCGGATCTATACCAAGTTCCTTGGCATGTGCATTTTTAATTTTTTCCTGGTGAACTGTCATTTCAAGATTGTATCTGTGTGCAATGCTTATGATTTCGTTTTGTTGAGCTTCATCAAGAGTAACTATTGCGCTCATGTTTCCCGAGCCAATTCTACCATACATTAAAAGATCCATTGCTGCTTGTTTGGCAAGCCTAATGGTCCAATAGTGTCTTTCGTATAAATCCTCTTCAGGAGTATCAAAAACTTCAAGAAGAGATCTTCCATCCTCAGTTTTTCCTTCGTCTGACTCAAGGAATTCGTTAATAAGATCGATATAATGATGTCTTTCTATATAGTGCTGTGCAGCAGTTTGTTTTAATCCATTATTCCATGCTCTTAGTTCGCAGAGTTGTATTTCTAATTCTTTCTTTTGAATAGGATCGGCCGCTGCCTCAAATTTCATCTCGGCAAGTTCTAATTCAAGTTTTCTCTTTTCATTCTTGGTTTCCCATTCTTCGATTGCCTGCTCAAGAGTCTTTAATTCAATTAACCACTGTCTAAGTTTATGAAAAGGTGTTAATTGATCAGCACCCTGAAAGTATTTCATCTTATATTTTGGATTGATCAGAGTCTTGTTAAGGCATCTTTCAAGAAGAGTTTGCTCTTGATTGGATAACTTATCCAAGTGTTTTGTTCTTAATTTTGTGTTGTATTCTGGAGTGTCGTATTCGGCGAAATAGTTCTTAGAATCCCAATGGGTAAGATTAAATTTTTTTCTTAATTCCTCTTCTTTCGGCGTTAATTCTCTACCCGCTGATATGTTTTTTAAAATAATTTCGTTTTTGTTTTCAGACATAAATTTTTCTCCTCATACTATTTAGTGAGGTTACTCTCTGAAACCGCAGTGTCCTGAACTGCATCCACCGTGTCCTTTTGGCTGGGTAGTTCCTCCAGTTTCAAATCCTGAGTTTGAAGCATAGTTTAATACAAACGATCGGTTATTTTGGCTACCGTCATATGTACCAATGCAGTAACCCTTGTCCTGACCATGTCCGTAGTTTTCCTCGCCCATGTTTCCGAATGGTTTTCCTACGTTGGTAATTCTTCCTTCATTTACCGTGCTGGTTACACGGAATTGGTATCCGCCATTATAACCGCCTTGTTCGCCACCATAGCCCTTGCCATCCTTGGAACTTAATCCCTTCTGCTGACCGTGTGCGCCTGCTGATGTTCCGACACCTGCGATTGATTCTGTTGAATATATGATACGCTGAGTCTGTCCTGAGTTACCCCAGTAAATACCTCTGTCCTCTCCTGATATGGAGGCAGAGTGATCGTTCCATCCACTTCCTCTATTTGAAGTGATGGTAAGTGTTGAGAAATCCCATCTTCTTACTTGGCCGCTTCCTTCACCATTTACCCAACCGTAGTTTCTGTCCGGATCCCAAACAAAACTGGTATTACCACCATTGAAGTTGATTGAGCCAGTGTCATTTCTTACTTCCGTTCTCATGTTAAACGCAGTAACGAATCCACCATTCCATATCATGGTTCTATTCAAATCAGTTGCTCCTGACTTGTAGTGGTAGTTTTGAATCCTACCGTTACCAAGGTTGGTTGTCGAATCGTTTGAATGTGTAATTCTGTTAACGTTGCTCCACAACTGACCATTTTGATAGCCGCCCATCATGTAACCAGTCGTAACAACCTGTCTTACCTTGAAAGGAACAGAAAGGAAAATTGTAAAGTTTCTTGTTGCCACTGACGAAATTGGAAGAGTTGGATTTGCTTCAGTTGCAACAATCTGGAAGGCAAAACCACCGTTAATGTTAAGTGCCTGTAGAGTGTATGAACCACTCAATACACCAGTATTCGCATCAAAAGAAAATCCTGCAGGCAGAGCGCCACTCGCGGAAAATGTTACTGATCCGTAGTTTTTTGTATTAATTGCATCAGCGTCAAATACCGTAGTAAATCCGCCAGTTGCTGAAATGTTAGCAGTTCCTCCGTCAGCGGGAGATGAACCTCCAAATTCTGGACCTGCTCCTAACAGATATCTTCCTACTAATGGTTTTGCTATGTCCTGAAATCGTGGCATTAACTACTCCTATCCAAATGATGCTAATGATCCAAACACTGTCCATGAACTTGCGGTTCTGACCAATGTAAAGGTTTGTAATTCATATCTGCTGGCTTGTGGCGTTGGTGCAGTATAACCAGCCCATCTAATGGTCTGAGAAACACCATCAACTTGGAATGCACTGGCATATCTTGCTGTGCCGCCCTGTATCAAAACCAATCCAACAGTAATAATTCTGTTATTTGTGGTTGGAACATTTGTTAAATTCATTGTAAAGTTTGCACTCATTGAACTGTGGTGCCAAAGATTAGATTCAGTAAAATCGTGAGTTACAACACCAGTTGCTCCAGTTTTGGCAGCAACAGTTTCTGCAATTTCAGCCAGTGTTGTTGTGCCAGTTGCTGTTAAATTTGTAAATGTAGCAGCGGCAGGTACCGAAGCACCAATTGTTAAGTTGTCAAGTTGGCCGCCATTAAAACCACCACCGATATATAAGTCTCCACCAACACCAAGTCCGCCTGTAACTACTGCTGCACCTGATGTTGAATTTGTACTTGCGGTAGTATTCGTAATTGTAAATCTATCGTCTGTGGTAATAATTCCAGTTCCTCGTGCATCTAACACAAGATCCTGGTTGATTGCTTTTGTAGAGACACGGTTTGTGGTAAGTTGGATATCACCTGCTACTGTTCCTCCACTTTGATAAACTTTTCTTCCCATAATTGTTTTCCTCTACGTATTTATGCCATTATCCATGAGATGTAAGGTTGCCCCATACGTCCCACGTGCTACCAACACGATAGATAACGAATGTTAATATTTCAAATCTATTGGCATTAACGGTTGGTGTACCGTATGCCGCCCATCTAATACTTTCCGGGACTCCATTAATTTGCACAGCATTTCCAAGATATGCTGCTCCCCCTTGGTATAAGAATAAGTTCAGTGTGTATGATCTATTGTTTGTTGTTGCAAGATTGGTAAAATTTACCGTAAAATTGGATGCTATGGAGGTATGAACCCAATTATTCGTCAACGCAGTATCATGAACAACAGTTCCTGTTGCTCCTGTAATTGCTTCTGCAACGTTAACAGTCTCAGAAAATGTGGATGTTCCAGTTGCTGTTAGATTAGTAAATGTTCCTACTGAAGTTCCACCAATTGCCACACCGTTAAAACCGGAAACTCCACCAACGCTGATGTCTCCACCAACGAACAAGTCTCCACCAACTCCCATTCCTCCAGTTACCACCATTGCGCCTGTTCCTGAACTGTTTGAAGCGGTGCCATTAGTGATAGTAACCCTGTCGGGAGATGTGATAATTCCTGTTCCGTCAACGTTCAAAATAACGTCATCGTTATCGGCTAATGGAGCAATTTTGTTTGAACCAATGGCCAGATTACCTACGTTCTTTGCTACGAATCCGGGGTGTATGTTACGTGGCATTAATCAATTCCTCTTTTATTAAGCAGTAGATGTTTCAATACCCATCACAACAACACTTACGTTTGTTGAGCTTGAGTAAACAACAATATTCTTACCTGCGTCAAGTACCAAACCAGTTCTTTCAAGTACACCGTTTCCTGATAACGAAGTATCATATTCAATGTATTCATCATTTCCTGGTGATGCTGTAGATGCTACCGCCACTCTAACCGTAATTGCTGATGCGTTTCTGTTACAAATAGAAACTGTTGCAACTGCAAAATTGCTGGCTGGGCATGTGTACACCACGGTATCAGTCGTTGCTGATAAGTTGGATGCTCCAAGTCTTCCTGTTGCCATTTTAGTTTACCTCCATATGTTATACTAAAAAGTAGTTCATTGCCAGCGGATAACCAGTTATGCCGCCAGTAAAGTTAAATTTAGCATTCATTGTAATAGTTGTCGCACCGCCAACAGTTGTAATAGTGTTTCCACTTACAAAAATGTTACCAGCAGTTACGCTTCCTACGTTCAATGCTGCACCACCACCTCCAATTTGTGAAGCGATGTAAGCCTTAATTGCTCTCTGTGTCGGAATGACACTGTCTGAATCCGCTGTAAAGAATGGATCTGTTGAGAATTCAGTGATTGTTGCTGATCCGCCACCAAGTGTAACTTCACCTAATGAAATTTCCTGTAGTCCGGAAATGTTAAATGCATCCGCATTCAACGTAGCAACACCCGTACTCTGTTCAACGCTGAACAAGTCACCAACTCTAAAGTTACCGTCTTGGTCAGTTGAAGCATAGAATACTCGTCCGCCATCCGCTTCGTAGGTTTCGTTGGCCTGTACTGGATCCTGTGTAGGTGTTCCTGGATAATTAGTTTCTGCAAGGTTACCAGTACCAACATCAAGGAAGTCATGACCAGTCAATCTAACCTGTGAGTATCTAATTCTTGTTTCAACACCTGTTAGATGATCAGCAGCCTCAGTACTTAATATTTCTGGACTTACTTGATAGAATGCAGTGTATGCACCATCATAAGATCCTCTAAGTGTTAGAATGCTAACAAGTTTAAATGTCCTGTCTGGTATGTGATCAAATACAACGTTAGAACCTGCTACAGGAACGTTTGTGATTCTTCTTACAGCAACGTATGCACCATCCTGGAATATATCAGCATAACCGTCACCGTCACCGTCTCCAATTGCTGCCGAACCAGTCGTGTATTGAACACCTCTGTTTACAAAACTTGGCTGTCCAAGAGCACCGTCACTAATTCTTACTGTGTGAGGTGGATCATATGTGTTACCTGGATCAGTTACAGTCATTGTTGGTGCTGTAACATATCCTGAACCTGGCTCAGTTAATCTAATAGCAAAGATTTTTTCTGTTGAAACAAATGATCTTGCTCTTGCTTTTGCACCAGTTTTTAGATTTGCAACGTGTGTTCCAGAAGCATATGAAATAATTGCCCAGTGTCCCACTCTGTTTGGATTACCAAATGCAACTGCATTGTAACCGCTGAATGTGCCTGGACTTGGTAAATCAACTGCTTCCCAGTATATTCCATTTTCTGATTTCATCACAGTAGAATATCCAGTTACTGATGCAAGATATGTGGTTGCGATAAACACACCCTGACCATATCTTACCTGTTGATATCCTGCTGGATCTGTTGAATCTGGCGAACCCATTGTAGTTGCTGTCCAGTTTGCACCAGCATCACCACTGACTTCGCCGGCGTTGCTATCAGTTGCTACTACAACAAATGCGTTGTCACCATATGCAATGCTGTTCCATGTGTGCGATGCATTTAGATCTTCTGCTGTCCAACTTACGCCATCAAGACTTCTATTGATTGCACCTGTTGAAGCACTTGGTTTAACTGCAACATAATAACCTGCACCGTATGCAATGTCAACGAATCCTGTTGACTGTAACGTACCGTTTTGATCCCAAATCACACCGTCATTTGATACAGCAGTTGTTGTGCTGTTTGAAGCAATTGCAACATATTTGCCGTTACCGTAAACTACTGAACTCCAGTTTGCTGAAGCAGGCAATGCGGTCTGTGTCCATGTTGCTCCACCATCGTCTGAGTAAGCAGCAATGTCCGCACCTGATTGTACCGCAACAAATCTGGATACCTTAGCAATGGTTGAACCATCATCTATCAAACCATGTGTGATACCTGTCCAGTTACCTGAACTTGGTAATGAGCCACCTGCTGACCAATTTGATCCATCGGAACTGATTGAAGATGTTGTTCCTGAATTAGTAACAGCAATGTAAACACCACCCTTACCAGAACCTGTTTGATCAAATGCTTGGATGACACCATTTGAATCAACTGAAGTTATTGTTAATACTAAGTCATTTTCTGTGGTTGTACCACCAAGATTGTTTCCTGCTATAGTAACAGTTTCAAGTCTTGTGTATCCAGTACCACCAGATGTAATTGTTACATCATATTTCCAACCATTTCTTGTAACTGTAAATATTGCTCCTGTTCCTGAACCACTGTATGTGTATGCTGGTGTGTAAACACCCACAGTCTCACCATAAACGGCTCTCGTCCAAGTTGCTGAAGTGTGCATAGCACCAGTTGTGCTTGAAGTAGGAGGTGCAGTAAATGAAATTGCTGGTTCAATTGTATAAATTGACGAAGCATCTGGAGCAACTACCGTTGTACCTGGAATTATAGTATCAAAACCTGCTTGACCGTCTGATTCTCTAATGATGTTTGCTGTTTTTGTTGCAGCATCATTGGATTGTATGATACCATATTGTCCCGAACCAGTACCAGTAGTAATTGTAATTCTCATTCCTGCATAACCATTAGTTAACTGATCATCAGTTGCAGTAAGTTGTAGAGTGGTTGTTGTACCGCCACCCGATACACCTCCAGTCACTGTTAAGAATCCATCACCTCCGAGCTGTCCGGAAGAATCATCTCCAAGATCAAGTAATCTTACCTGAGACACAGCACCATCACGGAATTCGTCCTGATCAACGTCTGCGTTAATACCACCACCCGTTATAGTCCAAGCAGCCTCTGTATAATCCTGACCTGCATGGTCATATTCAAACTGTAATATACTTGAGTTGTTGGTTAATACTGATCCTGCTGTTGCTTTAAATTGGAAAATGTTATCCACAACCGCTGTATTTGGAGTTTCTGTGGCATCAAAGCCTTCTGCTACTGAACCAAAGTCACCGTATGAGTTGTTACCGTTGGTACCTCTGATTCTACCACCGTTTGTTGATAGATATCCAATGTGATTGTAATACGTGAACACCGAAACAAGTTCTGCTCTTCCGTTGTTATCAACCCAAGCACCAATACCATCACTCAATACCTGAGTAAAGTCGTTTGATACCATTGAGTCATTTCCACCGTTGTGTAGAGCACCATCAATCTTCTGACCAATACACGCGGTACCAATTGTTGTTACACCTTGGATGTATGGTGAACGATCAATGATCCAAACTCTGTAGTCGTCTGGTCCCCAACCTGGATCAAGCGATGCATAAGCACCCGCTGATACCCTTGAAGTACCATTTGAATTTACTGCTAATAAGTCTCCAGTTAGTCCCTGTAGTGTACAATCTCTTAAACCTGTAGCATCTCTTAGATAGAACATATCCTCTTCAAGAGATCCTGTTACTGCATTAGCATAGTATCTTCCTGCATAAATTGATTTATAGTTTCCAACAAATCTTGTATCGTATTTGAATGCATCGATATATCTGTCAACGTCTCTTTGACATAGTGTTGAATCGTAGTATAAATCAACAGTAAATGATGTTGTATAATTTGTAAGAGTGATAGCAGTTGTTGCATTTCTTGTTAGCGCAACCGTAAATGTTGTTGAACTTTCAACATTTTGTACATAGTAAGTTGTGCCTGTTGCTAATCCGCCACCAACACTTCCACTAAATCTAATAGCGGTGTTTCTCTGTAACCAACTTGTGTCTGAAATAGTAACTATATTTCCTGAACCAGAAGTTGCCGTTACAGTGTCAGTGTATGTTGAAGCAATCCATGCATCAACTTCAGCCTTGATAAAGTCTCTGTTTCTTTCAATTTGAAGAACAGCATAATCTCTCATTCTATCATTAGTTTGACAGATTGATCCATCAATGCTACCACTGAATATGATTGCTTCAAGAGTTTCAAATAATGCTTCTACTCTTGCAGCATATGTTGAATCTCCGTTTACGTATGTTGCAGTATCTCCTGCAATCGTTGATTTTACATTGTTATAGGTTGCAATAGTTGCAGCCTTCTGACCACCATCGTAAACATCAGAAGCAGTTGATCTTAGATATGCGTGTGCAGCCTTGACTGTTTTCCAGTTTGAATTAAACATTGCGTCAAAACCGATCGCTTCAAGAATTAATCTTGTGTCTCTTTCACACTTAGCAACATTGTATGATAAACTTGGATAAGTTGCGGAAATAAATGAAGTTGCCGCAGATACCAATGTTTCCTGCTGTCCGTCAAGGGCAGCAAAAGCCGCTGTAAATGTTCCTGATACGCTTGCGTCAGCAGCACTTGGATAATCAATTGCATAAGCATCAAGTGTCAAAGAAGTGCCGTTAGTTAGTGTTGCAGTTGTACCGTCGTAGGTTGCTGAAAGTGTAAATTGATTTGCAGCCGGTACAGTTTTAATCCAATATTTAACACCTTCCGTTAATCCATTTCCTGCGTCAATAATTGTAATTGCATCACCAACACCAAGACCATGGTTTGCAGAAGTTGTACAAGTATTAGTTGCGATGGTTGTGATTCTTACGGTTGGAGCAGATGTAGTTCCACCATTGATGATGTTATAGATAATATCCATGTTGTCTTCAATGAATGTTGCAGAACCTGCACTACCAGCAGTATCCTTAAATTGTGCAATTACACTTTGATTGGATGTTACTGTATTAGCCAATGCCGCTGTTGACATCATACCTTTTAGGTAATTGTATGAAGCAAGCGTTGCTGTTTTTTCAGTAGAATCAAAAGCAAGTGCTCCGCCAGGTCCATCAAAATAAGCAAGACCAGCATTTAATGATTCTGAATAACCACCATAGGTTAAGTCGTATACCATTGCATCAACAATGTATCCAACATCCTGTAAACATTTTGTTCTGCTGTATTTTACAGATGAATAGTTTGTGTCAATAAATTTCTTAACCTGTTCAGCAAAGAATTTTTTATTGTATAGAATGTTCTTTCTCGCATCTCCATAACCACTTAGGAATGAACTGTTATAACCTGTTGCATCAGGAATTGATCTCAATGCTGTGCTGCCAAGTCTCCAGTCAATGTTGTGTGCTGTGGATCTTGCTAATCTTGCAATGCTTTCACCAGTATCGTTATCCGAATAAGGCCAAACCTTGCTTTGTGTTTCTGAGTTTCCTGAAGTAGGTGTAACTGTTGAACCCTGTGCAATCAAAGGTAAAATAGTTTCCATTCTTCCCAAAGAACCAATGCTGTATTTTGCATCAGTAATGTCAAGATTTCTATCCGATACTGCTGCTGGACGAATATTAGTACTTCTTAATTCATCTCCAAGTATACAAGTCTGTTCTGGAACAATGATTGGAAGAACTTCTCTGTAGGTACCTGTTGCTATTTTAATAAGATTGCTTGGAGAATATCTTGCTGGAACTCTTGAAGCATCTTCATCCTCAAGTGCATTTGTAATAATTTCTACAAGACTCGCAACGGTTGTATATGTTCCTGATTCAGCAGTAACATCTGAATCAAAAACCTGTGCAGCAATTGCAGTACTGTCATCGCTAACATTTTGATAAACTGTACCAGGAGCCTCTTGATTTAGGACTGCCTGCACAACAGTTAGCATGTGAGTGAAACTTTCAATGTCTTGTTCTTTTTCAGCACTTAAATTTAAGTATGGCTCACGCTCTGATTCATACAATGCTTGAACGTATGAATTTGCTGCTCCTCTTGATTTAACATTTCCACCATGACCCAAGTCATAGATTAATGCGTCAACTATGAATCCAACGTCTCTTTCACACTTGTATTCATCATAATCAAAGTTATACCAAATGCTTGAAACGTCAGGAGCAGTGTTTGTAAAATAGTTTACCTGATAATCAATGTATGCCGTAACTTCTCTTTGAAGGAATACTCTGTTAAGTTCAAGCAATCTCTGTGCGCCAGGATTTCTTGGTCCTTTTTCAACTTGTTCCGCAGCATAACGAATTGTTTTCCATGGTTTGTCTATCGAATATCCTGATAACGGATAAGGTCTATCTTCACCAGTTGGTGAAACATAATAAACATGATCAACATCACCAAGTGTTGCCCACTCTGGGTAAGTAGCACCTGCTGTTAAAATTTGTCCTTCAGTTCCTACAGGTAATCTTGTTGGACCATTACCGCCGTAGTAAACAAGGTCACCAGTTGTTGTTAATACTGCAACCTCTGAACCAAGTGCTAATACGTTATAATATGTTCCTGTTGTATCAGTTGCTGGAGATCTTCCAACATCACCAAGTGTTGTTGAGTCATCGTCTGCTGATGTGTGTGCCTGAACAACGATATAAGAGTTTCCGTTATAGACAACTGCGTCACCAAGTTTGTAATCTGTTGAGTTTTGCCACTCTCCCTGCCATGATATACCAGCATTTAGTCTTTCCCAGTATGAAGCATTAGGTGGTTCTTGGTTTGTGCTTGTTGCTGTAGCAAGATAAGTGTAACCATTTAATCTAACTACGTCACCTACCTTGTATGCTGTTACTCCGCTCCAGTCAGAAACAAAATTAAATCCTTCTGTGAATAGATCCCAATCAGATCCTGGTGTTGGAGTTGAATTCGTATGTGTTGTTTTGGCAATGTACTGATTACCACCATACTTAACAATGTCTCCTGGTTGATATGAAGTTGCTCCGCTCCAGTCACCTTCGTATTCAAAACCTTTTACAAACTGTGTCCAGTATGTTGATTGATCATTTTCAAAACTTGTGGCATCGGATGTATGATCCTGTGCAGTGATCCAAAGACCGCCGCCTGATAAAACAACATCATTTACCTTATAAGCAGTAGCAGTTGCCCAAGTACCTTTGTATTCAATACCTGTGTTAAACACTTCCCAGTTGGCAGATAGGTCTGAAGAAAATGTTCCAGAAGTATGTGTTGCTTTTGCACGATATGTGTTACCACCGTATCTTACGATGTCACCAATTTTGTATGAAGTGGCTGTTGTCCAGTTTCCTTTCCAATCAAACCCTTCTGCAAATAAATCCCATCTTGATGCTGTTAAGTCAGTTTCAAATGCTGATGCTGCTGTATGACCAGCGGCAGCAACATATAAATTTCCACCGTATTTGACAATATCTCTTACTTTGTAAACGGTTGCAGTAGTCCAATCTCCCTTCCAATCCAGACCATCGGACATCTGGTTCCACTTTGTAGGAGAGTAAGTTAAGTCCGTATCAAAAGATGCTGCTGCTGTGTGTCCTACAGCACAGATATATGTTCGTCCGCCATATCTTATGACGTCATCTTTGTAGTAAGTAGTGGCTGTTGTCCAGTCACCCTTCCATACAAATCTAATTCTACCAAGTTTAAATTCTGCCATTTTTTGCTCCGATGTTACTATTTATCATTACGTTAATTAAAAGCCGCGATCGAAGGATCTTATAAACATGTTTTGTGCTAAGATCGATCCTTGAACTGACGCTTTGTCTCCTTCAAATTTCATTGTTCTTGGGAAATTAATACCAAGATTTAGTACGTTTGTTATTTCGCTTGGTCCAACCTTAACATTACCAGCAGTAAAACTGTTGGTTGCAAGATCTTCACCGCCAACGCTTAATCTGTTAGCCAAGTATGCAGCGACTGCTCTCTGCGTTGGTACAATGTTGTTTGAATCCTCAGAAAATAGTGGATCTGTTGAAAACTCTCTAATAACAACACTTGTTCCGCCAACTCTAATACCACCTAATCTTAATTCTGTTAGACCAGATAAGTCAAAGAAGTCAGCACTAATTGTAACAATACCTGTTGCCTGTTCAACAGCGAACAGTTCACCAGTTCTAAAGTTACCTGATTGGTCAGTGGATGTGTAGAATACCTTACCGCCCGACTCTTCGTATACTTCGTTTGCCTCAATGTATGTATAATTTGCCTGAGAGTATAAATCTGGATAATTTGTTTCAGAAAAATTACCAGTTCCCACGTCAAGGAAATCATGGTTCGTTAATCTAACCTGAGAATACCTTTCTCTAATGGTAATAGCCGTTCCGTGTCCAACATTTTCTCTAATATCAATAGTTGGAGAAATTCTAAATGTTGCACTCAACCCGTTGTCAGTAATTGCTCCAAGTTCGGTAATTGCCACTAATGTTCTACTGTCTGCTTCGTTTCCGTTGATAATAATTCTCGCACCCGGACCTGGATAAGTTGTTAATCCTTCAACAGTAACAAATTTACCAACGGCGTATATATCAGCAAATCCATCACCAGTAATGCTTACGGTAGTTGATGTATTATAGTTAGATCCTCTATTATTAAATGTAGGTTGAGGTAATACTCCGTCGCCAACTCTCAATTCAAAATCAGGATCTCCAGTATTATTTGGATCTACCAATGTTAAGGTGTTTCCAAGTTTTTCGTATCCACTACCTGGTTCCCATAATCTTACTTGGGCAACTCTACCCGATGCAAATGTAATTCTACCAAGTGCTCTTGCACCTGTTTGAATTGTGTTAAATTTATTTCCTGAAGCAACTGCAACCCATCTTCCTGTTCTTCCACCTGGAGTTGAATCTTCCGCCGAATCGTGTGGTGAACCAAATGTTACCGCAGACCATGCTGCGCTGGTAGCCAATGTTAATTCTTCCCAAATATTTCCACCGTAGGATTTAGCAGCAAATGTTGTTACTTCTCCAACATTGTCTCCTGCAATTGGTCTTCCACCCGTTGTACCCACAGCAATGAATACACCCTGTCCATATCTAATTTTTTTCCAGTAGTGTGCAGTTGAACCATCCTGTGTCGGAAGAGTTGCACCATACCAAACAATTCCATCAAAACTGTATGAAACATCACCAGTCGAAGAAACTGCAACAAATCTATTGTTACCAAATGCAACTGAAGTCCAATCTTTCTGTGAACTGTCTGCAATAACGTCCATGACGTTACCGTTCCAGGTCCAAGTATCCGTTCCTGAGTTATAAGAACCAACGGCAGCAATGTTGTTTGAATTAGCAACAATAACAAATTTATTCTTACCATATGCAACATCAACCCATTCATTTAGTGTTGAGTCTCCAACTGTTGGAAGAGTAACTGCTGACCAAGTTTGGCCATTGTTGGTACTGTAAGCAGCATCATTGGTGTTACTTGCTACCGCTAACCATACTCCGCCACCGTATTGAATGCTGTCCCAGTTGTCAGCACCAGGTAATGTTGCAGAACTCCATGTCACACCGTCGAGTGAATAAGCGGCTGCTGTTGTTCCTCTTCTTGCTGCAACAAATCTATTGTTTCCTGCTGCAAGTGTCCATGTTCCTGATGCAGGTAATGTAACAGCAGACCATGTCGTACCGTTTCGTGATGTTAATCCACCTGCCGATCCAGTCTTGACCGCAACATATCTACCACCTGCTGGTTTACCTTCCCAAGTATACGTTAATATTGAGTTGGTTGAATCGTCAGTTGTTGTCGTAACAGTAATTGTTATGTCGTTATCTGGTGTTGATCCTCCAAGATCTTCTCCTGAAAGAGTAACAACATCATCCACTGCATAACCTGCTCCTCCGGATGACAACGTTACCGCTGTATAATTTCTTCCGGATTTTGTTACTAAGAATTTTGCATTTAGTGCGGTTAAACCATCATCTTCGACAACACTTCCTGTTCCTGCCGTACCTTCAACATTCACAAATGTTTCCGTGTTTTCACCATAAACAACATCATTGTATGTTCCTGAAGTTGACACTTCCACTTCAGTTACTGTTGTAGGAGGTGCGCTAAACACTGGTTTTGGTTGGATGGTGTAGTTCAAAGAAGTATCCATGATAGTCACACTTGGAGTACCTGGAATGATATGATCCCAACCTGGTTGACCATCTGATTCTCTCTTAACCGTAATCTTTTTGCTTGATTCGTCATATGATGTTATTTCACCATATTGACCTGCACCAGTACCAGAATTAATAAAGATTCTCATACCAAGATAATCATTTTCAACATTCGCGTCAGTTGCGCTTAGTACCAAACCAACTGATGTAACTGCTGGATCAATGCTTGCCTGTGCGTTCGCATTTATGGTTACAAAGCCTCCTCCTCCAACGTCTGGAGTTGAATCGCTTGTGTCAATTATTCTTGCTTCGAATATACCATTGTCTCTTAGTTCGTCAAACGTTGTGCTTATGCCCGTTCCGGAACCAACCACTGTGGCAGTTGCTGAAGTATAATCCTGACCGCAATTTGAATATTCAAAAACTTTAACACCTGTAGCAAGATCGCCAATGAATACCGACTCAACAGTTGCTTCGTTATTTCTTGCGTTTACTGTTGTCGCTTGGGGTGTTTCAGTTGCATCAATTCCGTCTGCGATACAACCATATCTACCATAGGAGTTATTACCGTTTGTGGCACGTATCTTACCACCACTTTCTGACAGGTATCCCACCGTGCTATAATAAGTGAACACCGAAACAAGTTCTGCTCTACCATTGTTAGTAACGTGTGCACCAATACCATCGTCAATTACCTGTGTAAAATCGTTTGATACCATTGATTTGTAACCACCATTGTGTAGATTACCATCAATTTTTTGACCGGTAGAACCATATCCAAGAACTGTTACGCCTTGGATATATGGTGAACGTGTATTAATCCAAACAGTATTGTCCTCTGGACCCCAACTTGGATCGAGAGAAACATAAATTCCTCCAGTTGGTCTTCTATATAAATCAAAAACGTTTGGTGGATTTAGAGTTCCTCGTAATCCACTTAATGTACAGTTTCTTAATCCTGTAGCATCTCTCATGTAGAACATGTCTTCTGTGAGTGAACCAAGAACACTATTTCGATAATATCTTGCGGCAAGCACGGATTTCCAATTTCCACCGTACTTGATATCGTATGCTATTGCATCGATATATTTTCTTACATCTCTTCTACAATTATCAGCAACGAATGCATAGCCTGGGTAGTTAGTTTGCATGTATGCAACCGCTTCATATTCAAAGAATGTTCTGTTTGCTAATAATACTCTAATAGCGTTTTTTACACCCTGTGCAGTATTAGCAGTGTTTGAACCCGTTGCTGTTGGTTCTGAACCAGTGTCATTGATATGAAAATCTATGTAACTGATAATGTCGTCGATTAATTCTTCTGCTTTTGTTATTCCATCATCTATTGAAACAGTTAGTGGAAAGCCACTGGATCCACCAAGAATCACTACAGGATCTTCAGGATTTGAAGCAGTCTTGGTTACTGAAAGTCCCTGCATGACATTTGAAATAAAACTCTTAATTCTGTTTAGTGTTAAGATTGTATAGTCAGCATCTCCAGCAAGTGCAGTAATTGCTTCCTTGGCTTTAATTGTTGTACTTCTTAATTCGTCTCCAAGAACAACGGTTCTTGGTGGAACGTATAATGGAAGGACTTCCTCATACAATCCTGTGGCAACATGGATGGTTGTGTGTCCTGAATAATTGTCTGCTGCTCTTTCAAGTGCATATCTTACTGTTCTAAAAGGCTTTAATATGGTTCCGCCCGTGTTGGACTGATTAACTATAACTGATATTGTTCCGCCATAGTTCATTTCGCCGTCAACAAAATAGTATAGGGTTGACGGAGTATTTGATGTAACCGTGATTTCTATGGATCTTTCGGCTGCTGTTAGATAACCACTTATGTAATCTCCTCTTGATACTTCTGTACCGTCAAGGTAATAAACAACATCACCATCATAAATAGATCCGCCCTGTGAAGTTCCGTTTGGATTGTCCGAAGAGAATAATAATGGATATTGTCTCATTGATTCATCCGATGATGTAAACGTATAAATGTTTCCAATTTCGAATGTTAAAGATTTTTTCGCTACATTATCAACATAGACTTGACCGTCATCATCACTATAAACTGCTGGATTTAAACCCGTAGCAGCCTGAAGTAATACTGAAGTAGTTGTTACCGCATAAGTTGTGTACGTTGGCACTGGGTAATCATAGGCATCACTTCCATTTGGTGATACATAAAATTGTCTTGGAGTTCCACCATATACCTGATAAACTACATTGTCAGAACCATTAATTTTTATTACTTCGCCTATTCTTCCAATGTCGACTCCAGTAGCACCAAGTGTACTTTGGTCGCCAACAAGGGTTCGGCTCAATCCATAGGTTAGTAACTGACCTTCCTTGGTCATTCCAATTAGTTCGTTACCTTGAATCAGTGTGTCCCAATAAAAGAAACCACTTCCGTTATCACCTGGAAAGTTTTCTGTGCTTGAAGTATGTTCAAGATTGTTTTTATAAACTGATCCTTTATAGGATACGACATCGTTGATAGAGTAAACTTGGTCTTCTATCCAAACTCCTCTCCAGTGTTGTCCTTCAGTTAACAGTTCCCAGTTTGATGTATCAAGATAGTCAAGTGTACTTCCGTCACTTACCGTATCAAGAAGTGCAACATATAAATTACCACCACGTCTTACAACATCACCAGTCTTATAACTTACTGTTGATGACCAACTTCCTACAAAGTTATATCCTTTCGATAATTCTGCCCAGGCAGGAGTTCCTTGAGTTTGATAGATAGATTGAATAGGTTCATGTGCTGAATCTGAAGCATCATGAGAAACATTTGCTCTATATAAAACACCGCCATATTTTACGACACTTCCCTGTCCATAATACGCAGATGAGCTCCATTCGCCTTCATATCCGCTTCCAAGAAATTCTAAATCAAAATTTGTAGCATCAAATGTTGATGTCGACGTGTGTGCTGTTGTGCATCTAAATACCGTTCCTTGATAAAGCACAAGATCATAGAGTGCGTATGCAGTGGTTTCTTGCCATGCACCCACAGGATCAATATTTTGTGTATAGATATCCCAATTAGATTGTTGGTCGGCTAATTCTGTTCCCGTACTTGATGCAGTGTGTCCTGTATTTGCACGATAAACTGCTCCACCCCATCTTACAAGATCTCCTACTCCGTATCTTACGCCCGCAGTCCATACTCCCTTAAAATGGCTCGAAATTACATAAGTTGTCCATTTTGATAAATCAACATCCCATGTAGATTGTGAAGTGTGACCAGTGGCACAGTAGTATAAATTACCACCCTGTCTTACAATATCTCCCACACCATAAACTGTTGAACTTTGCCAATCGCCTCTGTAGAAAACACCATCGGTCATTTTTGACCATGCAGGAGACGGAGCACTATCGCTTGGATTAGCATAGTATGATTGATCAGCATAGAAGTCAGGATCGGAAGTGTGTTTTCTAATACAGACGTATGACGAACCACCAAACTTAACAATGTCGTCTTTGTTGTATACTGTCGCCGCCTGCCAGTTATTTCTCCAGGTATACCTAATTCTGCTTATCTTAAATTCTGCCATAATCTAATCCTAACTTGAAATCCCCGATGGATGCGTATAAGACTGATTTATTCTTTGTACCAACTGTCCTTCGTCATCCACATAATATAACATGTTTCTATCATCCCATCTGTACTGTGTCCAGTAAAGATTGTCAAATGCTTTTTCGTGATCTGCTTGAATTCCTTCAAAATAATCAACACCTGGTTCAAAATCTTCAAAGTTTTCTGCAGGTCCTCCTGGAGTGTTTATTTCAATTGAATCCTTGTCTCTTAATTGATCCTGTCTAACTAAAAATAATTCACCATCATCGTTCCTACGAACAGCATAAAAATATCTTGGGCTATCACCCAATGCTTCGTCTGGACTGGTTCCTATATAATAATTACTTGGCATAATTCACTCCTTACGATATCTCCACATAACTTATTGTTGAGTCAATACTGTTTTCAGTATCACTTACTAATCTCAATCCTGCCGTTTCAGGTAGTATCAATCTTTCACCCTGTGTAATAACTTTCACTGTACTGTTTGGCGGAATTGTTAATCCTCTAACATAATGTGCCTGTGTAGAGTTTTCGTCAATCACATAAAGATTAGCAACGACAGTATCATAATCTGTTGTGTTCGCAAGGTTAACTCCAATAACCGTTGCTCTAACTCCTGCCGGAATTTGAAGTATATCAACTGGAGTAGTTCCAACGTCTGTGTTTACTGCATGTTTAAATACCGTTGCCATTTTCTTATCCTAACATTAAAGCATACTGAGCAGCAATGTCGTTTGCGTTTGCTTCGGAAACCGCACCCGATGCACCCGATGGAGATGCCCAAGCACTTCCATCCCAAACTTCGATAGCCTTTGTATCAGTATTATATCTTGTCATTCCCAACACCGCATACGCTGTTGGTCTCTCTGCATTCGTTCCTCTTGGAGGAACAAAACCGTTTGTTGTATCAATTTTAAAATATCCTGTTCCAGACTGTGCAATTTGTGTAATTGCATTTACTGAAACATTTGTGATAACATTGTCAACAATTCTAAAGTTACCAAGTCTTACACCACCGGAACCATTTCCGTCAATATAAAGATCCAACCCAGTTGTTGTTGTAATTTCGTTATCACGAAACATTAGATCCCCAACATCAAGAGTATTAATTGTTAAAGAATCTGTGTTTAAATTGTTTACGTATAAATTTGCCCATCTTAAACCCACAGCACCGATGTCGTATGTGTTGTCTGTTTCTGGAATTAAATCAGATGAAATTGCAGCATTAATTTGAACTGAATCAGTTAATGCATCACCAATTGTAATATTACCACCAATTGTTACATCACCATCTGCATTAATATTTCCAGTTACATAAAGATTGCCGGTAATATTTGTGTTTGATTGTAATTCTATAGAACCAGATCCATTTGGATTTAATTCAAGATTGGCATTACTATTTGTTGTAAAAATTCTGTTATTAGATATTTCAAGATCATCAATCTGTAATCTTGAATTATAAATTACAGGATCGCTTCCCGAAGGAATAAAAGATATAGTAGATTGATCACTCGAAATAGTGTTACCAGTAATTTGTAAATTACCGATATCTAATTGATTGTCTATTGTAAGATTTGTTGCTTTTACTGTTCCGTTAACGTCAAGATCCGCGGTTGGCGAGCTCGTATTAACTCCGATGCGAGAGTTAACCACATCCAAATACAAAATATCAGGGTCACTTGCTCCATTTCTAAAGGACAAATTGACGTTATCTCTAACGAGATTTGCCTTTAAGAGCGGCCCACTTATACGACCAATTGCCATTTGCTCTCCTTGTACGCGGGGATCCTGTCCCTCCAACCACCTTGCATTGCGGGTTGACCACAGTAAAAGATTAACGTTGGTCTACGTTAACAATAGTATTTAGCCTTTTGGTAAAATTAACCAAGGATTAGACTGTATACATTACCAAGATCTTCCATAACACCTGTGGTAACTTCCTCACCACCACCAGTGGAAATTACATATCCACCCTTGGTTTGAGCCCCTACAGTGAGGGTAATATCATTGGCTGGAGTTGCTCCTCCAGTAAACACTGTTCCAAGAACAATTATTGTGTCTCCGGTTACATAACCATACCCAGCAGTTGTAACTGTAACAGTTAAAGATCCACCAGAAATAGTAAA